CTCCCGGTCATCAGCCCACATAGGAGTACATTTTTCCAAAATGCTTTTGTGTATGCAACGCCCTGCTCCGAATACATTGCCATATTTTTTCAGTTTACATTCCCTTGTCTTTGAATCCACCATAATCAGATTTGTATGACCGAAAAATTTATACTCATTCATATATTTAATATTTGTTTCCATGCCTTTATCTGAAATCAAATTATCGCTTCCTATTTGCATGAGAAAATCAAAATCATTAGTAAGTATTTCAATCATGGCATTATTTAATTTCCTCCCCATCGGTTTATTTTCGTGTTCAATTATGAAGTCGGAATGTATTTTTGCAAGTGATTTATTTTCTTCATCCGATACTATGGATGCAATCTGAATATCGAAATTTTCTTTCAGGCGTTGTATTCCATACCAGAAAAGAACACTTATTTCTATTCTTTTCCAAAAAGCAACTAAGATTATTATTTTCAAAACATTTGTCTTAATGACATCGCCCCGAATAAGTCCTCTATGCTTTTTGGAATAGGTATTTGTGAAGCAAGAGCTGCCCCCACTGTAATCCCTTCCCTGTTTTCAAATAAATGGGAAATCAAAAGTTTTATTCCCGCCCGAATGGTCTCCGGTACATTCGTACTCGCTGCGCCATAACCGACAACGAATCGAATATTCACAGCATTTGGACGGTCATACGTATTTGGATATCCTGCTCCTGTTGCGCTCTGTACTATTCTGCCCGGCTCCCGGATACTATCTACATCATAATTTGAACTTGCCCAGGTCTGTAAAATATTATTCTTATCATAATATTTCACATGACTGATAGTTTGTAATGGCGGAAAAGGAAGTATAATAGTATCTTCAGCGGGAAAATCTTCCAAATACAAATCCCATGTTTGCGTAATCAACGCCCTGGATAATCTTTTCTCAGCGTATTCCGTTGCGACTTTTATTAAAGTTGTTATCAATGTATCTTCCGTTGTCAAATCATATCGCAAATGCGCCTTCGCTTCGGTAAGAGTTACAGGAGTATCTGCTGCGGCTGTGGCTATCTTGACTGTGGGATACATCTGGTATGAACTATTATAGGTTTATGTTTATGTTTTGGAGGTGGCTGAAACCATTCTTCGCAAATCATAAGATGAATAAATTGCCTTGCTTCCTGTTCAGATAAATTTCTTATGTTTCCTTTCTTTGCGTTTATAGCGCCGCCCACATTCATTAAAAATCTTACAGTCATATTTAAAAAAAAGGGGGAAGGAGTATTAGTCCGTCCCCCTCTTTAGGTTGTAAACAAATACTTACTACGTATTTGCCATTGTCAAATGTTTCCAGGGATAAACGGTGGACTTTGTAATTTTTCTTCCATCGTGCCGGCTGAAACCTGTGAATCCAACTTGCAGATTTCCTGCAAATAATTCATTTGCACGCAAAACGGATTGGCTCAAGACAGTGCGATGAATATATTTTTGGAAATTACCGAACAATATCACTTTTGCATCCGCAACCAATGAAGATGCCATGTCCTGATTGGTTATAATTTCATAACCCAGTAATGTGGGCGGAGTGCCTATGCGTATAATACCCGGGTCCCAGAGTGGACGATTATCGGATGTATCAAAAACAAGTTGTTTTACTTTTTTCAAAACAGAATCGTGCATCATGAATTTTGCACCTATGCGGTACAGCGGATCAACTGAATGTTCCAAATCCATTATTTCCGCTGCGGTAATGGCTGTTTCTGATGCAGTTGTCTTTCCAGAAGTAGAAGCGGTAACAACTCCCTGCGGAGCAGTAACTCCCGCCCCTGTCGTCATATCTAAATTCAACCCCCGCGCATCACGCTCAGCAAGTAAATCTGCAATCAGGCGTTCAATCGGAATACCTGAATCCTGCATTAATTGAATTGAAACTTTTATCCAATCTGTTGAATAGAGGAATGCTTTCAAAGTGGTACTTCCGAAAACAATATCCTTTCCAGAATTTATTGAACCGGCTTCTGCAAGTATTACGGATTTATTTGCAGTGTCATCCGTATTCGGCCAGGGAATATCATTGCCGGTAGTCGTTGAAAGTTCCCGAACATTTCCCAATATTCCGCCAAAAGCAAGTAATGCTTTATCATATTCAAATGAAAATCCTTCCGGAACGAGGAATCCGCCTTCTGTGGTTGTTCCGACATTCTGACCGGCGCGTGTGAGAAGTTCGCGGGCTTCATGTGGAATCCCGTTCATTCCCTTCATGATGTAATTGCACCATGCTTTCAGATATTTTTTTGATTTATCTTCTTCTTCATCCGCAGAAGTTCCGTTTTCTTTTCCTGCCTGTAACAATCTTTCTTTTTCTGACAGAGAAAGTTCGTGGAGTTTTTCAATCCTGCGAATATCTTTAGTAATGGACTCCTGCTCATCATCTAATTTATTCCATTGCACATCTTCATCTTTGGAAAGTGAGCGGTTATTGTCTGATTTCGCTTTATTCAGAATATCTTGCATCTGAACAATTATGGCAGCTCTTTTTTCGTGAAGGGATTTTGTTTCAGTGGTCATGTTTAAAAGTTTTTGATAATTTAAACAAAAGTAATTTAGATAAATTATACTTTCGTAACATGAAAGCACTATATTTATGTATATAAATGGGATACGACTGATGCGCTTGAGGGTCGCCAAAGGAATTTCACAATATCAGGTATCTGTTGATACAGGTATTCCGAGAATAACAATAAACAGGATTGAATCAGGAAGGATAAAGAATCCTTTATTCAGTTCAGCTGCTAAACTGGCTGAATATTATGGAATAACTTTGGATTCATTAAAACAGGAATAGCAAGAATATTATTTTACGCCAATCAAATGAAGTCGCTTTTCATACAGGTCGCATATTTTTTTTTCTTCCGCCAATTTATCCAATTTCAATTCTTTTATACCTTCCATTGATTTGAGTAAATCAATTATAGAAAGCTGCTGAATCTGTTTATTATCAAAGACAAGTTCCATTTGTTTTATTTGTCCGATAATATCTTCAACTGTCGGCTCTTTGTATCCGTCGCGTTTGGTGGCGGAAGGATTGGAAGGAATATTCACAATAGACCATTCCATGAGTTCCTGCCCGGAGAAGTAATAGGTCTCATTTGATTTCCCCCTGGCTTCTTCTCCTTCTCCATATTTACCTTCTCCTATTTCAGAAAATCCAACCGATGCAGCCCTAAGAGTGCCGAATTTTATTTTCTGAAATATTTTTTCAGCCAATGTATTTACGTGTACCGGTTCAAACGTAACCTTACCGATTAATTTTCCATTTTCTAAAGCAACGGTGGATTTTCCGATGACATTATCGGGGGATGCCTGTGCGAAGAACCCGCCGCCATATACATTATGATTATATCCGACTATCGGATTACGCATATAATTGTCAAGCCGCCATCCATTTTGATTCAAAACGGTATTATGACGGTCTCGGGTTGAATCGGAAATAACAAATTCAACGGTGCGGGTTTCGTCTGCGTTTGCAGGAATTTCCCTGATAAAAGCCGAAATGTTTCTTAATTGTGTCATATTGATATTTTTTTTGTTATGTTCATCAAAAATAGAATGACAAATTACCGATGCTTGTGTTCCATCTTCTGCTGTTCCTTCTTCAATAACAACAGGAATACATCTATCAACAAAATCTTCTTCTGATTCTCCTTTTTAAAACGCAAATAATTATTTTCCAATCAACCACAAACGCTCGTGCTGATTATTTAAACAATCCCCGAATTGCCCCTGACAAATAATGTCATACCTGTTTTTTACAAACAATCTTTCCAATGTCAAAGATGAATAGTGTCTTATCACGGTCGGGTCTGTTTTTATTTCTTTACCTTCATTCTTAAAAGTAAGCCAGTCCAGATTAGGCGTTATAACCACCACCTTTCCATTTGGTAAAAGAAATTCGTCTTTTATTTTTTCTAAAGGCGGATATTCGAGATGAGCGATGGAATGCATGAAATAAATAGCATCAAATTTTTCGTGTTCAATATTTCTTAAAAATGTTTTTTCAATGAATAAATAATTTTCGGGACAAATATCATATCCGTAAATAGCCGCATCGGAACTTTGATGGAACATTTTTACAGCAGTTCCTAAGCCACATCCGTAATCCAATATTCTTTCTCCCCTCATCGGATTAACAAGCGAATAAAGAAATAACAATTCCGATTTATATTTTTCAGTGGCATTCCACTCAATTAATTTTTGCTTGTAATTCATTTGGCAATTCTATTCGGGTATTCATTTTTCAGTTATATCTATCCATAAATCTAACTTATTTCCACAAGAATATATTTTATATCCTTGTTCTATTGCATATTTTTTTAAGGGTTCGCAATACCATCCCGCTGTAAAAATTGCCAATCTCGCACATGGTGGTTCCCTGTCGGCTGGACATCCCTCATATTTCAATAATAATTCTTTTACTTTTTTTATTTGTTTATGAAAATTATTCTTCTCTACTTGGGTAAGAAATGTTTTATTCATCGCTTCTTGTATCATTCTTTCCTTTTCTTTACGGAATAAATTATATTGTATAGGTTGGGGTAATATTTCAAACTGCATTCCCCTATCTGTTTTCATAATATTATCATGTTGTTCCATTATTTTATCAAACTCATGTGAATATTGGTTTCTGTATGATTTTTAATTCAATATCTTTTTCAATAATTTCAACCCCGTACTTTTGTAACTATGATTATCTACTACCCATTGCCTTGTTTCCTCTTGTAAATTTTTTATTTCATCAGGACTGCTTTTGTCCAAAAGTTCAACGATGTCTTTAAAATCAGTTTCATTATTCGCTAACATGAGCCGGCAAAAACCATATTCATTGAAATAAACATCTTCATTCATATTTTGAGTAACGACGCTTTTCCCCATCGCGGCGGCTTCCAATGCCTGTATTCCGAAGGAGCCATAAGGATTCCCTTCAAGTATTGGTTTGAAAAG